CAAAACCTGTACCTGCAAGATTTTACTCAGCTCACTTCTGTTTTACTATGGGGGAATTTTCAACTGAGGTTCAACATAATCCTGAATATTATTTCCACGGAGAAGAAATATCAATTGCTGCAAGAGCTTACACATGGGGTTATGATTTATTCCACCCACATATCCCTGTAGTTTATCACGAATACACTCGTAAGGGTAGAACAAAACAATGGGATGATGATAAGACGTGGGGAGAAAAAAATAGAATTTCACATTTAACAAATAGAAAATTATTTGGTATGGATGGTGAAACTCAAGAAGGACATGATGGTCCTTATGGGTTTGGTCCTGTTAGAACACTAAGAGATTATGAAAGATATGCTGGTTTATTATTCGAAAAAAGAGCGATTGACCAACATTGTTTAGATAAGAAATATCCTCCAAGTCCGTTTATCGAGGATGAGGAAGAATGGAAAGCAAGTTTTGCAACTATATACAAACATTGTATTGATGTTGGTTATACTAGCGTACCTGAAAAAGATTATGATTTTTGGGTTGTTGCATTCCACGGACCTAACGATGAAACATTGTTTAGAAAAGATGCGGATAAAAATGAGATTGCTGGTTTCATGAGAGACCCTGATGGTTACTGTAAAGTATGGAGAGAATTCCAAACTACTGTAATGCCATCTTACTGGGTTGTTTGGCCACACTCAGAATCAAAAGGATGGTGTGATAGATTAACAGGTCAACTAAATCATAATGTTGTTAGTTAATGAAATTCAACGAAATACCAAAGTTTGTAGTTAATTTAGAAACAAGACCTGATAGATTAGATAATATTAAATTTGAATTAGATTATATCGGTTGGGACTACGAAGTATTCAAGGCTGTTAACAGAAATAGTTACATGGGTTGTACCCTTTCTCACTTAGGAATTATAAATATTGCTAAGGAAAGAGGGTATAAACGTGTAATGGTTATTGAGGATGACTGCGATGTAATGCCTTATGCAAAATCATTTATTGATGATTTGGAAAAACAAATTCAATATATTGATTTTGGTGTTATGAATTTAGCACCAACATTAAATAGACCAATGAATATCAGTGACAAGTATAACATGTTGTTAGATTTAACTAATCTACCACCAAAACCTCACGATAGATTAACTGAAACATTTGCAACTAATATTCTAATTTATGATGTTTCTTCTTTTGAACTTGTGGAAAGCATCAAAGAATATGCATTTCAGAGTGGTGATTATGTTCTTCCTATTGATGAACAACTAGTCAAACATGTTTATCCCGTAATTCAAAGTTATTGTCCAATATTACCAATAGCTCCACAAAAGAACTCATATTCTGATGTATCTCATGGTCAATACAACAATTTTTATACTCAAACATACAATTGGAACCAATATTCTCCAGTTAAAATACCTGGTCAATATTTAAGTGAAGAGGGGAATAAAAACATTAAACTTCAGAAACAACATTTACAATACAATGTCAACTAGATTTATAACAGCAATATATAGCGATTTGAACGGAACTGAATTAGGTGGAAGACCTGCGAGAGGTAGTCACTACAGATATAGTCTTTTATCTTTATTGAAGATGACTGACGCAGATTTTCTTTGTTACACTTCAGACAGAGAAATCAATTCATTAAAAAATTTCTTTTATGATGAAAACAAAATACCTGAATCACAATTAAAGTTTGAAGTTTTCGACATATCAAATTGTAAGTTTAAGGATTTAATAAATCTGAGAAAAAATGTTGAAGAAATAAAGAAAGGTGATAGGTGTATTGAAATTCAATATTCTAAATGGAGTTGGTGGTGGAATGAAGATAAGTCTTACGATTATTATTATTGGATTGATGCAGGTTTATCTCATTGTGGTTTGATTCCATTGAAATACCTTACCTATGATAAACATCCAATGAGAAGATTTTATGAGAGTACAATCTTTAACAATGACTTTTTGAAAAATTTAATTGAGGATACTCAAGATAAATTTCTTATCCTTGGTAAAGAAAATGATAGGAATTATTGGTCAGGTACTGTAAATCAAAAATGGTATAAAGAGTATGATAGAAGTATTCATGTTATCGGTGGTTTATTTGGTGGACATAGAGATAAATGGGATGAAATGGTAACTACGTTCGAAAATTATGTTCAAAGTATTTTGGGTAATGACGAAGGGTTACCACATGAAGAACAAATAATGACCTTAATGTATTTCAACCATAAAGAACTATTTGTAAGAAAACATTTTGATATATGGTGGTGTAGAGATAATGCACCACAAGGAACATCAGAAGAGTTGTTCCAAAACAATAAAAGTTTTTATAGAATATTAGAAGAATTTAATAGAATTTATGAGTAATATAACTTTAGTAACTGGTATTTGGGATATTGGTAGAGATGAACTTAAAGAAGGTTGGTCAAGACCCTATCAACATTATTTAGATAAATTTAGTTCATTGTTAGGTGTTGATGCCAACATGATTATCTTTGGCGAAGAAAGTCTGAGAGATTTTGTTTTTGAAAGAAGGTCGAAAGATAATACTCAATTTATTGTTAGACCTTTAGATTGGTTTAGGAATAGTGAGTTTTTTGATATGATTCAAAAAATCAGAACAAATGAAGATTGGGCTAATCGTGCAGGATGGTTAAAAGATTCAACTCAAGCAAGGTTGGAAAATTATAATCCTCTTGTAATGTCGAAAGTATTCATGTTAAATGATGCTAAGATAATGGACCAATTCAATTCTGAATATCTTTTTTGGATTGATGGTGGATTAACAAATACTGTCCATCCAGGTTACTTTACACACGATAAAGTTTTAGACAAGTTATCAAAATATATTTCTAAATTTTCATTCATTTGTTTTCCATATGATGCAGAAAATGAAATACATGGGTTTGAATATAATAAGTTAAATTCTATTGCAGGAGATAAAGTAAATAAAGTTGCAAGAGGAGGGTTTTTTGGTGGACCAAAAGATTCAATTGGAGATATTAATGGGATATATTATTCATTATTAAAAACAACTTTAGATGAGGGTTACATGGGTACTGAAGAATCAATATTCAGTATTATGTGTTATAAGCATTCAGATTTAATTAATTATTTTGAAATTGAATCAAATGGTTTGGTAGGCAAATTCTTTGAAGACTTGAAGAACGAAACTCTCAAAATTAAGAATGAGGCTAAAGTTATTGAAAGCGTTAATACCTTAGATACATCAAAAGTCGGATTATACGTTATAACATTTAATAGTCCAAATCAGTTTAGGACTTTAATTAAATCTATGACCGAATACGATAAAGATTATTTAATCAAGACAGAAAAATTCTTATTAGATAATTCTTCGGATGAATCAACTTTTGAAGAGTACGCGGCACTTTGTGAAGAACATAATTTTACACATATCAAAAAAGATAATTTAGGTATTTGTGGTGGAAGACAATTTATTGCAGAACATTTTGATACTACCGATTTAGATTATTATTTATTCTTTGAAGACGATATGTTTTTCTTTCCAAACGATGGTGTATGTAGAAATGGATTCAATAGAAATATTCCAAACTTATATACAAAATCATTAGAGATAATGAAAAAAGAAAATTTCGATTTTCTTAAATTAAATTACACAGAATTTTACGGAGATAATGGAACTCAATGGTCTTGGTATAATGTACCACAACACATTAGAGAACAATTTTGGCCAGGTAAGAACAGATTACCAGTTCAAGGATTAGACCCTAACGCACCCAAAACAGTGTTTAATGCTGTGTTATCCCACAAAGGACTACCATATGCTGTGGGTGAAGTTTATTATTGTAACTGGCCTCAGATTGTTAGTAGACCAGGGAATAAAAAAATGTTTTTAGATACAACTTGGGCACATCCGTTTGAACAAACGTGGATGAGTCATATGTATCAGTTGGTAAAAAAGGATGAATTATATCCTGGTTTATTGTTAACAACTCCAACTGAACATAATAGATTCGAACATTATAACGGAGACTTACGTAAAGAGTCATAACAATATATTTATTGTTATGGAATTTTTTATCAAAAAAAATGCAACACTCCCTGTATTGAAAATGCAGGTTGTTAAAGATGGTAGAGCAGGATATCTTGAACTGATGCAATCATTAGAAGTATCATCAATTTATTTTTCTATGGTTGATGTAGAAACAGGTATTCCTAAGATTGTTTCTGCCCCATGTGAAATTGTTAATTTAATTTTACCTGAAGGAGCTTCACCTGAATATTACATTTATTTTAAGTTTACAAAATACGATACAGACACCGTGGGTAGATACCAAGGTCAGTTTTTAATTAAAAACGATGAGGGTAATTTAATATTACCAATTAGAGAGGAGCTTTATATCAATATCCAAGATAGTTTTATTTCTGAAACTGCTTGTTGTTAATTTGATTAGTTAGTAAGATTTTTTATATTTATAGAAGAAGGTAAATTTCACGTATTGTGAAAGCTAATACACCAATCTAAAAATATATTTTATGATATCTAACGAAGAGATAGAATCATTCTTACACGGTAATGACCCTGAAGAATTTATAGTCGCAATCGAGTTTGACTACGCATCCAATTCAATTTACAAAATCAAAGAAATACCTGGCAAAGGTAAAGAAATCCGTAAGGACACATTCATTCCATTTGCGTGGGTAGGTGATTTACGAGGATTAAAATTTTATAGTGACTCCAAAGCTGCTCAGAAAGAAGCAATGTCCAAATATGGTATCATGATTGAAAAACTTGATACGAAGGGTAATGAAAGACTTGAGAAAGGTTTAACTTATATTGTTAAATCTCTTAAAGGTTATAGAGAACTTATTCAGTTCTTTAGAGATGGTGGTTGTGACCCTTGGGGTGAAAAATCCAAAGACAAAATAATGATTCTACCTCCTGTAGAACAATACTTAATTTCAAAAGAGAAAAGATTATTCAAAGGTTTTGAAGACTATGAGCAAGTCACTAGACTTGTATTCGACTTAGAAACGACTGCTCTTGACCCTAAAGATGGTCGTATTTTCATGATTGGAATCAAAACGAATAAAGGGTACCACCGAGTAATTGAGTGTATTGATGAGTCTCAGGAGAAGAATGCCATTGTTGAATTCTTCAAAGTAATTGATGAAATCAAACCAAGTATTATTGGTGGATACAACTCCGCAAACTTCGACTGGCATTGGATATTTGAAAGATGTAGAATCTTAGGTGTTGACCCAAAAAAGGCTTGTCATTCATTACATCCCCAACACTCATTCACAAGAAAAGAAACAATATTAAAACTTGCAAATGAAGTTGAAGATTATATTCAGACTTCAATTTGGGGTTATAACGTTATTGATATTATTCACGCTGTTCGTAGAGCACAGGCAATCAACTCAAGTATCAAAGCCGCAGGTTTGAAATACATTACAAAGTATATCAATGCTGAAGCTCCTGACCGTGTGTATATTGAGCACGAGAGTATTGGTAAAATGTATACCAACAAAGAAGAATATTGGTTAAACATTCAAAATGGAAAATACAAGAAGGCAACTGAATTCCAAGACTTAGATATTAAGTTTCCTGGTGTATACATAAAAACTACAGGTGATAACATTGTTGAGAGATATCTTGACGATGACTTAGATGAAACTCTAAAGGTAGATAAAGAATTTAATCAAGGTTCATTCTTACTTGCAGCGATGATTCCGACAACATATGAGAGGGTATCTACAATGGGTACCGCAACATTATGGAAGATGTTAATGTTAGCTTGGTCATATAAACACGGATTAGCAATACCTGCAAAACAAGACAAGACAGACTTCGTAGGAGGATTGTCAAGATTACTTAAAGTTGGATATTCAAAGGATGTACTTAAGTTGGACTTTAGTTCACTATACCCATCAATCCAATTGGTTCACGATGTGTTCCCCGACTGTGATGTAACAGGTGCAATGAAAGGAATGTTAAGTTACTTCCGTAACACCCGTATCAAATACAAAGAACTTGCAGAACAATATTATGTTAGTGACCCTAAGAAGTCAGCAACATATGGTAACAAACAATTACCAATTAAGATATTCATTAACTCAATGTTTGGTGCGTTGTCTGCTCCTCAGGTTTATGCGTGGGGTGACATGTATATGGGTGAACAAATTACTTGTACAGGAAGACAATATCTTCGTCAGATGATTAAGTTCTTTATGACTAAAGGTTATGTTCCATTGGTAATGGACACGGATGGTGTGAACTTCTCAACTCCACCTGAAGCAAAAGACCGAGTTTATGTTGGTCGTGGATTAAATTGGAAGGTTAAGTTAGGTAAAGAATATTATGGACCTGAAGCTGACGTTGCAGAGTATAACGATATCTTTATGAGAGGTGAGATGGCACTTGATACCGATGGGGTATGGCCTTCATGTATAAATCTTGCCAGGAAAAATTACGCGGTTATGGATGCTAAGGGAAAGATAAAGTTGACTGGCAATTCTATTAAGTCTAAAAAACTTCCACTCTATATTGAAGAATTCTTGGATAAAGGTATAAAGATGTTATTAGAAGGTAATGGTAAGGCGTTCATTGAATACTACTACGAGTACCTACAAATTATATTTGACAAAAAAATACCATTAAGTAAGATTGCACAAAGAGCTAAAGTTAAGTTAACTCTTGATGAATATAAGAAAAGATTAACAACCAAAACTAAAGCTGGTAATAGTATGAGTAGAATGGCTCATATGGAGTTAGCTTTACAAGAAAACCTAACTGTAAACTTGGGTGATGTGATTATGTACGTTAATAATGGAACTAAAGCTTCTCAAGGAGATGTTCAAAAGATGACTGCAAAACAAATTAAAGATACTAATGCGGTTAATCTATACAATAATCCTAAGGCTAAACCTATCACTGATGGTGTGATGATTAACTGTTATATGTTGGACAAAGACATATTGGATAAAGACCCTACCCTAACAGGAGATTACAATGTCCCAAGAGCTATTGCAACTTTTAATAAAAGAATTGAACCTCTTATGGTTGTATTCCAAGATGAAGTAAGAAATGCTTTGATTGTAGCGGACCCTGAACAAAGAGGTATCTTCACAACTGCACAATGCGAATTGATTAATGGACATCCTTTAGGTGAAGGTGACCAAGATGATTTACAGAAAGATGTTATGGATATAACAGAAGCTGAATTACGATATTGGGAAAAGAGAGGTCTTAAATCAGACTACATGTATGATTTAGCAGAAGAAGGTTGGGAAGAAAAATTAGGATTGTTTCAAACCGTCTGATGATAAGATGTACCAGTTTCCACCAACAAATCTGAATTCAATACAAGCAAATTTGTCGGCAACAATTTCGTCATATTCTTCATCAATTTTACCAACATCTGGTCTAACTATCAAATGATTCATCGCCTTTACGGTAATGTGGTCTGTTGTTTTTGAATCTAACGTTACGTATGATTCTTTCATACCACGAACAATACAACAGTCCTCACCGTTTGTACGATAATCTAATTCTGAAACTAATGTTATTTCAGATGTTTCTACTAATTGTCCGCTGATGTATTTTCTTGCAGGTACTGTTTTAATTATAGCCATTATATTACGTATATTTGACGAGGCATTGCTCTAAACTTCATTTGTTTATTTAGGTTTTCTGCGATTTGTGCTTCTCTTTCCATTACTTTTTCAGGTCTTAATCTTGTTAACCATCCTTCAGCACCTATCAATTCTTCAAGAAGTTTTGATTTTTCATCTTTAGCTTCAGTCATTAAACTTTGGTAATCCATAGTTAATTCTGAATCAGGTGTTTTAAGGTTACCACTAAACTTACCTCTAACTCTTGATAGAGTTTCTTTGGCATATGCGGTAAACCATCTTCTAACCCACTGTTTACCAGGAGTATTTAAGTTTTCCCAAGTCAACTCTTCTAATGGAACATCAGTTGGGAGTTTAATAACATCAGGATTATTTTTCAAACAATCCGCTCTACTGTCAGGAGTTGTTTCATAATACCAATACCATACAGCTTTACCAACATATTGATTATACATTGACCAGTTGAACTTACCACCAGGAGTATTCATTAAGTGAATTAACTTTTTACCATCAGGTAATCCTGTAATTCTGTATGTCATTGACCCCCCTAAAATTCTACTAAGGATGTTGGCTTCTTGCATTCTAATTAAGTAATCAAATCCCGACATCATAAAATAAGAACCTTGATTACCCATTTGAGCGTATCCTGCTTGGTCGGCACCTAGTCCTATTCCACCAAATCCAAAACCACCTACACCACCAAGACCATACGCAGTCCATGGTTGGTCGGAGAACCATAACAATTCATTAACCTCTCTACCAGCAGGTATTTCATATGTCTGAACATTTTTTTCTAATGTAAAATAATCTTTCTTCAAAACCCACGGACCCGTAGTTTGAAGACCAGCAATTTTAGAATATGAATATGCAAATTGTTGTTCAAAATCCATTGTTCTCGTAATAAGTGCTTGAGCGACAGATTTTTCACTCATGTTTAGATTAACAAGGTTAACCCATTGACTATCAATTAACCATTGCAAAACGTACTCTTCGTAGTCTTGAATAGATAGTTCCATTAATGAATCTAACATTTCATCTTCAAGTTCAACACTTCTTAAAGGAGCACCTAATTGGTGCTTAACTCTTGTATAAATTTTTGACCTTTCTGGTTCTGGTATTACTGACATATCAAATAAATATCTTTATTATTCTATTTCGTGCTTAAGTGAATTCAACTTAAATACATATTGATTTTCACTACTAATAGGGTCGTTATTAAATATTAATATCTTGTTAGTTTTTGTTTGTATAAAAATTAACCAATCAACATTATATGGTTTTACATTACCTGTATCGTACAGTTCTACGTTAGTTCCGTCAACTTTAGCTGTTGAATATGGTTTAACTTGAGCCGTGTGTGTTTTACCATCAACACTGATAATCAAATCAACTCCTTTGAATGCATCCACTTTTTGTCCGTGACCACCAACCTTTTCTATTTTAGCTCTACCCTCAAAATAATCTTCCACTTTTTTCAAAACATTATCTTCAGACTTCTGTCCTCTGTCCCATAATTTTTTTAATACCTTTATGATATTAATGAAATCTTCATTATGTTTTGTAAAAATATCTGATTTGAAATGGTCTAATGCATTAATAAATCTTGACACTTCTTTAACCGTTCTGTTTTCAGATTTACTAAAATCAAACGTTTTATCTTGACGACCAATCTTTTCAATTTGTCTATTAACAGCCTTACCCAATAAACAAAATGCGTTGAAGTTTGTGTTTAGATTATTTAATAATGACCTTCCTTCTTTGGATTCAACACCGTAAAACCCTGACATTTCTTTACTTGTACTATCCACCCAAAATTGATGAAATACTTTTTTTAATACACTAGTGACACCATCTTGGTAAATTCTTTTTATTTTTGGATTGTTAATTAAATCTTTGTAAAAAAGAACTTCTTTTGCGTCACAGAACTTAGCATCAACTGATTCAGTAATTAAACCACTTAATTCAAGAGATTCGGTTAATTTTGTTTCAGTTCTCATTTCGTACAACTTTGAAACGAAATCCCAATTCACAACTTTCCAAAAGTTTAAGATATATTCATCTCTCTTGTTTCTGTATTTCAAATAGTAAGCATGTTCCCAAAGGTCCAAACCTAATAATGGGAATCCCCCACCTTCAATCACATTCATTAACGGATTGTCTTGGTTTGGAGTTGACATAATCTTCAAAGTATTCTTTGCTGTCAACACTAACCACACCCATCCTGAACCAAATCTGTCTTTGGCAACTGCATCAAATTTTTTTTTGAATGCGGTAAGACTTCCAAATTGTTTTGTAATTTTCTTGTAAAGTTCTCCTTCAAGTTTCTTTGGTGTAGGAGTCAACATGTTCCAAAACAATGCGTGATTGAATGCACCACCTGCGTTGTTTCTGATTGTTTTGTCGTAACGACTTATGTTTTTAATGATTTGTTCTAACTCTAAATCTCCGTATTTCTTTTTTGAGAGTGCATCATTTAATTTGTCCACGTACCCTTTATAATGTTTGTTATAATGAAAGTTCATCGTTTCGGAGTCAATGAACTGTTTGAGGGCTGAGTAAGAATAGGGTAACTTTTCTATTCCTATTTTCTTCATTTCTGTAATCAACAACTCTGTTTCTTTGTTAACGTGGTTTTCGTGTATTTGTGTTTCGAGTTGTTGGATTTTTTCTTCTACTTTCTTCATAGTTTAGGATTATCCATTTCATATAAATAATCCAATATTGTTTTAACGACGCAATTCGTGAATTCTTTTTAATATTTCCTCTGCTGCGTCGACTGTGTTTTGGTTATCACCTAAGACTGTTGAGATAACTTGTTTTTTATTTGCAAGTATGTCGTAGATGACTCCTTCGATTGTATTTTCAAAGATGGGGTAATAAACTAGTACGTTATTTTTTTGACCGTATCTATAAGCTCGGTCTTCTGCTTGTGAGTGGTCTGACGGTAAAAATGATAGGTCATTCATAATAACCGCTTCACCAGCAGTTAATGTTAAACCAACACCAGCAGCTTTTATGTTTCCAACGAAAACTTTAATCTTTTCGTTTTCTTGGAATCCGTCAACACTATTTTGTCTTTCAGGTTTGGACATTGAACCATCAACTTTAACCGCACTTTTACCAAAGTGTTCACATATCTTATTAAGTGAATCTGTAAAGTTGCAAAAGATGATTACCTTCTTACCTTGTTCTATAATGTTCTCGGCAAGTTCTATCGTTTGAGCAATCTTCTCATCAGCAATGATTTGTCTAACCTTTGTTAGTTTTGTGAATTGAACTGTAAGTGATTTAGATTCCTCAGGATTCTTTTCATACCAATTGTAGTATTCGCCCATTACCTCCTCATATTCCTTGGACTTTAGTCTTAAGTACACTGGTGTAATAATTTTGTCTGGAAGGTCTAAAACGTCTTCTTTCAGTCTTCTAAGAGTAAGTCCCAAGGTCCTATCCCTAAGCTCTTCCAAATTGGATGCTCCCATAACATTCCACACTTTTCTTGGACCAACTTTGAATTGGTATCCTTGGCAATATCTTATAACATAAGCCATCCAGTTTTTGGCAACAGGTGAATCAATTAGGCTTAGGAGGTTATAATAATCAATTGGACGGGAAGTCATGGGAGTTCCAGTTAGTAACCATAAACGGTCAACTTTCTTTACAATATCGTTGATTAGTTTTGTACGTTGGGCTTGAGCATTTTTGATATAGTGTGCTTCATCAATAACAACCAAATCAAAATTGGAAGCAAGAATTTGCGATTCATCTTTCTTTTTAGGGTCATGGAAATTTTTTATAATGTCGTAGTTTATAATAACAAAGTCGTGTTCAGTTGAAAACTGTTTTCCTTCTGCAATAAAGATTGGTCTGTCTGAATAATTTTCAATCTCTCTTTTCCAGTTAATTTTCAAAGTTGCGGGACAGATGATTAAGATTTTCTTTGCACCTGTTTCGAGAGCAGCAATTATAGTTGATGTAGTTTTACCAAGACCCATATCATCAGCCAAGATAAACTTTTTATTCTCAACAAGTTTTTGTACCGCCTCTTTTTGATGTGTTAATGGAGGACGTTTAGAATATTTTTCATAGTTAATAACCACATCTTTAACTGTATTATCTTTTATGATTGACGCCTTAGGTAACCAAAAATCGTGGAGCTCTTGGTTTTCATTTATCTTACCCCAAATATGAAATGCCTTTTCCTTTTCAGCCAATAGTTTCTCCACCCATACCTTTTCAGGGATTACCGTGAGTAATCTATCATCCGCAAGTTTTTGAGCAAAGTACGCATCAAGAACAACCCACTTTTTTGCAACCTTAGGTTGTTTGTCGTGGTTGTTAATTATGTATTCCGCTTGACTCCTTGTTGGGTAAAACTTCTTATTGAGTTGAGATTTTCTCTTCAACTCTAAAAGGTAGTTGTTCCCCCCTTCATAGGTTTCTAATAATGTTAACGACTTTGATTCTATTGATACTTCCATCGATGGAAAAAATATTTGAGTTAAATATAGTTATAATTAAAGTATTTATCAATATGGAAAAATTAGTACCGATTACGAGGTTAGGTAAATTTTTTGGCGGTGAAGATTATGACTTAGATATAAGTATGGGTGAAGAGTGGTTGATAGGTGACATGAACTTCACTGTTGTATTATATCGTATTGATAGACAAAAGACAAAAACTGATGGTGTATATGGTGAGGTTTTAGAAGATGGAATACAATTCTTAGCACCTGTTGAACTTAAAGGGTTGGTTCAAATTATGGCACCAACTAATAAGTTATTAGGTAATTCTAAAGTTAAACAAGATGAGCCAGGTAATATGAAGTTTTCAATTTACCAAAAAACTCTTGATGACATGCAAGTTAATATCTTTATGGGTGATTACATTGGATATTATGAAACTGAAGATAGAGTTAGATACTATACAGTGATAGATGACGGACTTGTTAAGTCTGATAATAAACATACTTACGGTGGATACAAACCATTCTACAGAACGGTTACAGCTACATGGGTAAGTGAAAATGAATTTAGAGGAATATAATGCCATTACCAAGACAAGTTAAACCAACATTACCTTTAGTTCCTAAAAAGGAATTATCTGCTCGTAGGGAACAATTATTGGAATACATCAATAAAGATGGAACTTATCTACCTAAGTCAGTTTTGCATGCCGATTTGGATAGAGGTATGTTAGATTTTGTTAAAGGTGATTTACAAGTAGTTAGTGCGGGTAGTATCGTTCCTATGATTGATATTATAATTACAAGCCAGAACTGGTCCCAATATGTTGAAACTGCTATGTTTACTAACTTGGATAATAACCCTGAGCCTCCGTTCATTACTGTAGTTAGACAACCTGAAGTTAAGTTTGGTACAAACCCTGCGCTTCTTTATACAATACCTAATAGAAAACAATTTTATTATGCTTCAGTTCCAACTTGGAACGGAAACGAACAAGGTATGGATATCTACACTATCCCACAACCAGTTCCTGTTGATATCAATTATTCGGTTAAAATCATTTGTAATAGAATGAGAGAATTGAATCAGTTGAATAAAGTTGTTATGCAGAAGTTTTCTTCAAGACAAGCCTATACGTTTATCAAAGGACAATATGTTCCAATTATATTAAACAATATTGCTGACGAGTCTCAAATGCAAATTGAAAATAGAAAATACTTCATTCAAAATTATGACTTCACAATGTTGGGGTACTTGATTGATGAAGAAGAGTTTCAAGTTAAGCCAGCAATTTCAAGAGTTGCTCAAATCTTTGAACTTGATGTTAGTAGTTTAAGACAAAAGAAAAGAAGGGAGCCTGAAAATCCTGATAGCTTTTTATCAAACATTTTATTTGTTGCGGGAACTAATGTTTTAAGTGAAAGAATTGATTTCACCGCTGACTTATCTTTTGTTAATTCAAATAATGTTGATACATATGAAGTTTACATTAATGATGATTATTATGGTAGTGATGTTCAAAGAATTCAAATAACAACTAACGATGTTTTAAGAATTGAAGTTGTTAAGAATGACAACACTAAAGATGCAAATATTGAGTTTGAAGATAAATTGGTTTAATCACCGTAGATGTCTTTCTTCTCTTTGCACTTCTCTATAATCAAATTTTCAATAAATTTATAAATTTTAATACCCCTTTTATCACAGTACTTTTTCAGTATCTCATGTGATTCAGGTGATATTTTTAGATTCTTTATTTCTTTCTTTGTTTTCATGGTAGAAAAAAGGCAGAATTAATTCATACCGTTTACAAATACATATCCAAAAGTCAAGTTTTTTGTGTTAGTAATGAATATTTATCATTAAAATAAATCTGCACAAGAATTAATTAATAATGGCAACAGCACAAGCAAATCAAAAAGTATTCGTATCACCTGGCGTATACACTTCAGAAACGGACTTATCGTTCGTAGCACAGAGTGTGGGTGTAACGACATTAGGTTTAGTTGGTGAGACAATTAAAGGTCCAGCCTTCGAACCTGTTTTTATAACAAATTACGACGAATTCCAAGCCTACTTTGGTGGGACAGAACCTGTTAAATTTGTGAATACACAAATCCCAAAATATGAAGCTGCGTATATCGCAAAATCTTATTTACAACAATCGAACCAATTATTCGTAACAAGAGTATTAGGTTTATCAGGTTATGATGCGGGTCCATCATGGAGCATTAGAGTAACATCTAACGTAGACCCAACAACTATTGATGTTGATATGACAGGTTTAACATTCACTATTGATTTCAGTGGTAATGTGACAGGAGGAACTTTCCAGTTTACTTCATCTGATTCGATATTCACAACTTATATCCAACCAAATTTATATGTACAATATGTGTTAAGTGATGGAAGTACATCAACATTATTTAATGATTTCCAAAAAAGTACAAATTTTGTTTATGATACACCTACATTGTCTGCAACAACAGCATATGTTTATGGTTCAATCCCTGGTTCAGATTATTGGACTTTAGCATCTAACTATAGTACAGTTGTTAACGAATATCTTTGTGATTCACCTAATTTAGAAACTAATGATTTGAGTTCTAACAGTAATGACCCTTGGTATTATGCTAATTTTAGTAACTATATGGATAACAATTATTCAGGTTATTCTTTTTACTATGAGATTATTAATTATGCTACGGGTGCAACAGGAGAATATACAGGTACTTTAACAGGTAGTGTTAATACTTTTATGGGTTCAGCATATCCTGAATTTAATAACATGGTTATTGCAACACTTCGTTCAAGAGGTATTTCATTATACGATAACAGTTCATCAAGTACGAGTCACGGTCCAATTTATCAAGTAAGTGGACTAACAGATTTACAAATGGTTTGTAGTGGTCAATATTCAGGTATTACTAAATCACCATACGCACACTTCTTATTATCAGGTGTTACTATCGAAGGTAACAATTTTGCACTTGAGGCTTCTTTAGGTGCTGCTGATTCGAAATATATAACAAAGGTGTTAGGTGTTGATAACTTCGGTAAATCAAGATATGAAGTTCCTGTGTTTGTTGAGGAGATTTATCCAGGTACATTAAATTATGCCTTTAACCAAGGTTATATTAAAGGATTAAATTGTGAGTTGGTTGCACTACCTGACGCTAGAAGTCAAAGTAGTTCTTCAATCGCTTGGAATTTAGAAAAATATCAATCACCTGAAACACCATATTTAGTGTCTGAGTTGAGAGGTAATAAAGTTTATAACTTATTTAAGTTTATTTCAATATCAGATGGTGATTCTGCAAACTATGAAATTAAAGTATCAATTGCTAACTTATCTTTTAACAATATGAGTTTTGATGTTTTGGTTAGAAATTTCTATGATACAGATGCAAATCCAGTTGTTATCGAAAAATTCACAAATTGTAATATGGACCCAGCTTCTAACAACTACGTTGCTAAGAAAATTGGTACATCAAATGGTGAGTTTGCACTTCTTTCAAAATACGTTATGTTAGAGATGGCAGACAACGCACCCGTTGATTCTATCCCATGTGGATTCTACGGTTATATCCAAAGACAATATGGTAGCATGTCTAATCCAGCACCATATCCAAAATATAAAACAAAGTATTACTATCCAGGTGAAGTAATTGCTGACCCTCCATTCGGTAGTCCTTATGGTGGACCAAACACTGTTGAGTCACCAGGTAATATTGTTAGAAGAGCTTATTTAGGATTCTCATCAGAATATGGTATTGATGAATCATTACTAGATTATAAAGGAAAACAAAATCCCCAACAAGCTTGGGCTACTGCAACTGATTCAATTGATTGGAACGTTTTATCTAAAGGTTTCCATATGGACTCAGGAGCAACTGTTGTGACAATTGGTAACTTCTATGATACAAGTGGTGAAACAGCATTTGAGTGTGGAGTTGCAGATTTCAGAACTGACCCAGCAACACAAGAAAATCCTTACTACTTTATCTACTCAAGAAAATACACAGTATGTTTCGCAGGTGGATTTGACGGATGGGATATCTACAGAGAATATAGAACTAACGAAGATAGATTCCAATTAGGAGCATCAGGTTATTTAGCAGGAGCAGCAGCTTCAGTAAGATACCCAACAGCAACAGGTAATGGATTGTTCAAGAGAATTGTTGTTCAAAACAATACTCAAGACTTTGCAAACACTGACTACTATGCTTACTTACTTGGTATTTTAACATTCGCTAACCCTGAAGCGACAAACATCAACGTTTTTGCAACAGGTGGAATCGACTATGTTTATAACTCCAACTTAGTTGAAGAAGCGATTCAAATGATACAATATTCAAGAGCTGACTCTGTGTATATCACAACAACTCCTGACTATAACATGTACTTACCAGATTCTACTGACCCTCAAGCTATTATCTACCCTCAAGAAGCGGTTGATAACCTTGATAACACAGGAATAGATTCTAACTATACTGCAACTTACTATCCTTGGATATTAACAAGAGATACTGTAAACAATACACAAATCTACTTACCTCCAACAGGTGAAGTTTGTAGAAACTTAGCATTGACTGATAACATTGCATTCCCTTGGTTCGCATCAGCGGGTTACACAAGAGGTCTTGTAAATTCAATCAAAGCGAGAGTTAAGTTGACTCAAGAAGATAGAGATACACTTTATCAAGGTAGAATCAACCCAATCGCTACATTCTCTGACGTTGGTACTGTAATTTGGGGTAACAAAACTTTACAAGTTGCTGATACCGCTCTTAACAGATTAAACGTAAGAAGATTATTATTACAAGCTCGTAAGTTAATTTCTGCTGTTGCGATTAGATTGTTATTTGAACAAAATGACCAAATCGTTAGACAACAATTCTTAGATAGTGTTAACCCTATCTTAGATGGTATCAGAAGAGACAGAGGTCTTTATGATTTCCGTGTAACAGTATCATCTTCACCTGAAGATTTAGATGCAAATAGACTTACAGGTAAAATATACCTTAAACCAACTAAAGCACTTGAATTCATTGATATCGAATTCTTTATCACACCAACAGGTGCTTCATTTGAAAATATCTAATAAAATGGGGGGGATTAATTCCCCCTATTTTTAGCCAAACATGAAAAGAAAAATTAACGAAGGTTTCAGAGACGAAAAAACTCCAGATTTGAAATATTATGCGTTCGATTGGGACGACAATATTGTTCACATGCCTACGAAGATTATTTTGAAAGACGATAATGATGAGGAAGTACCAATGAGTACTGATGATTTTGCAGAATATAGAAGTCAAATTGGTAAAAATGATTTTGATTATAATGGACACACTATTGTGGGATTTGCTCATGACCCTTTCAGAAATTTTAGAACTGACGGAGACAAAAGTTTTCTAGTTGATTCAATGAAAGCAAAACCAGGTCCAGCATTCAAAGACTTCAAAGAAGCAATTAATAACGGTTCAATTTTTTCAATTATTACCGCAAGAGGTCACAATCCAAATACATTAAAAGAAGCAATTTACAACTATATCATTAATGATTTTAATGGTATTAGTAAAGATGAGTTAATTAAAAACTTAAAGAAATATAGGTCATTTGTAGGGGAAGATGAAATGTCTGATGATGAATTAATCAGAAGTTATTTAGCCCTTAACAAATACCACCCCGTTTCTTTTGGAGACGAAAAAGGTGCTGCTAATCCTGAAGAAGCAAAGGTTCGTGCTATGGACGA